ACCTAAATAATCAAATATGGCAGCTATTAGATGAGTTGAATGGGTTAATGAGCACGCTTGAAAATGAACGTCAGCAGCACCGAACTCATGTTGGGCTTCTCAAGAGATCATCATCGGAAAAAATTGCAGAGATGCAAGAAAAAATAGATGAAGCCGAAAGAATTGTAACTTATGAGCGAGGGACTACTCAGTACACTTATAACCTATATGAGGAGTGCAAGGTAATGAGAGATAATTACCGGAATGATTCATTGAATTACTTGTCGAAGTGGAATGAATGCCTAGAACTTCTACATAAAACCGAAGATAAGGGTACTTCACTCTCCTGAGAATTTCCACGGTGTCCCATTTATTGAAGATGATGACATTAGCTTTCTGGTTTGGTCGCTACCCTTAAGTATGTCATCCCAATTCAAACCTAAAAAGTCTGATACAGGCTTGTGATCTATCTTTCCAGCATCCCACCAATATTGTTTCCCATTTACAGGGTCGCGAAGCCCTCTAACTTCTCCCCAAGCAGATGATTCTGCTAAATTTTTCACCATATCTCTAGTTGGACTCTCTAATATTTTCATATCTCCTAGTTTATGGATTGTTACTCCAGCCATAGGCATCAAAGCCGCCCCACCCAACAAACCCTTCGCCCCTGCTGCCAACTTCGCCAGTGTCTGCGGCCCAAGGTATTCAGTTGGGTCTAAAGAAAGAAGCCCTCCAAGGACTGATGGAGGCCCAAGAGGTTCTTCGGTATTCACATACCCTGTCTGAGGCACAGGAGGCGTGTAGCCATCCATTACAGACCGCTCAGGTTGAGTTCGCCCCTGCCACTGATTCAGCAGACCGCCAAGAGTGCCACCCTGCCCACGCACCCTAGCGAGCATCAGATCGCGTATCTTGGATAGGTTGTCTTCGGCCATGATTACTTCCGATCAACCGAATTGATCTTTTCGACAGTCCTCAATCCGCCCAGGCCCAACATACCGAACAGCACCGGAAGCATCTCGGTCAGGTCGGCGGGCTTGAGGCCAATGCTCTTGCCGAGGAAGGCTGCACCAGCGAGCGCAATCGGCAGACCGATCCAGTTCCAGGCGCAGGCCATCCCGCAGACCCATCCGATAAACGGACGCCAACCGGATACGAACACAGATGGGTTAGCCGCCTCTACCTCGTTGATCTTCAACTGACCCGCCATCTGAGCAAGTTCCCCAGACATCTGCATCTTCATCAGTTCCAGCTTGGCGGCATTGGCCTGAGTCTCGTCGGGCCAAATCTTGTCGATCACCTTGCTGCCGATTCCTAGCAGTATCGTTACTGGATCCATCATTCATCCCCATCCACATCATCAATATCAAGCCAAGGAACATCAGTATCCACAACAGAATCAATGCGTCGGATAAGTTGCTCATGTCGCCACTGACGAATAGCATCTTGGGCATCCTCCGATTCTGAGGGAAAAGGTGCGTCAGGTCTGAGCCTCAGGGTGTCGATGCGGTGTTTGAGTAGGGTCACGGGAAAAATGTCCTCTTGCCGCTGCCGGGTGGCCGTATTGACAGGTGACACCAGTGGATCGTATGGTCGGGATGCTCACGATACAGCCCGTATTCTTCGAGGATGTCGTCGGTCAGCCACTTGTCCAGATCACCATGCGGATCGTAGATGTCAATCGCCATGCCTTCTTTGTGAGATGAGTTTGGCGCACCCTGCGGGCAGTCTTGCGGCCTGAACCCGCCATAGGTTGCACCGGATATGCAACTACCTGTCTGTGGGTTTATGTGCTGTTCTCCGGGGTACTCGAATAGCAGAGCATTGACTTTATCAAGCAGCGAATTCGCGTGAGTCTTCCGCTCCGCAGTCGCGTCGGGGTGCATGAGCCACTGACCGAAATAGTCGTCGAGCGTAATCACTGCCCGTGGCCCCTTGCTGGACAGTCTGTAAGATTCGCCTTCTGGTCAAGCTTGGCGTCGATCTTGTCGAGCTTCTCGAACAGAACCTTTATGGTGCTAGAGAAATTTTCCCGCGTGATGTACTGCCCCGCAACAAGAACCTCGATTGACTGCACCTTTGCCGCCAAGTCTTTGTCAGATTGATGTAAGGACTTCATGGAGTCTTGAAGATTCTTCACCACCCACCCACCGAGAAAAGAGATCATTCCTAGCGCAACATTGATGACGACTTGCGATTCCATTTGTTTCTTCCTTCCCACCGTCTGTGCGGCAGATGCGGTTAGATTACCTACAGTGTCCACCTAGCTCGAATTGGTCGAGAAGATTGAAACACAGCCAATTTGCTACACGGGTTCTCCACCCTGCTCCTTCTGCTTTGTAGCGACTCAGACGTTTGGTGAACATGTATTCCTCTGGTAAATCCATGAAGATGAATGTCGCTATGAATACGTTGAAGAATACATCCATGAATACGGCCAGAAGCGCAGCAGGAGCAAGCAGAATCTTCGCTGTCAGTGGGAGAGTTTTCCATACCGACTTTGCTGCCATTGTCACGACGAACAGCAGGTAGAAAGCGTAGGTGTAGAGAGCGAGGTAGATCACGACTGAATCCCTGCGAATGCTGCCCGGATGTTTGCGGGACACGCGGCAACAATCGAAGCGTACTCAGCACCGACAGCCGCCGTCAGGCTGGCATCGTCAGTCGCCGCCAAAACAGAAGGCAGTGTTGTTATGTTGAGCAGCGCCGTCCGCGCAGAGAGGCAGGCCGTGACGGTCGCAGAGTCGTTCGATTCCTTTGCTGCAAACGCGATTCCGGCGAGCCGGTTCAGGGCGATCTCGCGGCCTGCGCGAGCGATACGTAGCAGAGGGGCGCATGACCATGCAGGAATCTTGCTCTGCCGAATTGCCGCCGCTTCGGCCTCTGTAATCTCGACGCATCCCTCGGACAGCAGATGGACGAAGGCCGCATCGTCGAGATAGTGAAGGTTGTGAGAGGCATCTTTGTAGTTGGGCATTATTTTTCCTTTAGCGAAGTTCGTTCCATTTGGAAATCGTCAGCGTCGCCGAATAACTCATTCCGGGAGGGACGACGAAAGAAGCCACTTGGATAGTCGTCATGCTTACGCCGCCGACGGTAAAGGTAACAGTGTTTACTCCTGTATGCGTCGCCATCACCATGATGGGCTTCCCGGTAGTGTTGTAGTAAGTCGTACCGCTCACTCGACTTCCAGTTACATCAGACCAGACTTGTCCGTATCCGAACGATGACATCGCCGTTACCGCGTTTCCGCCAGCACCCTGAATCGTACTTGGCGCTGTGGCCCACGTTCCAGCCGTAGTCTGTGTCGATTCGATGTAGCCGATGACGCGATAGGCGAGGTTGCTGCGCGCCGTGGTCGAATAGATGACGTTCGCGGTATCCGCCGCTCCCGCTCCGCCTTCAGCCGTGGTGCTGATGACGCCTGTTTCAGTAAGGTCGTTGCCACCGGAGATATTCACTGCTGCGAGTTCAATCGTCCCGGCGTTGTTCATGGCCAGCACAGCAATGCGAGACTGCACGGCGTTCACCGTGCCAAGTGTTGAGCCACTGCTGATTACAAGGTTAGCCGGAGTGCCTGATACCGTCGTCACCGTGCCACTGGTCAGCGTTGCCGAGCGGAAATCGAGCGACAGGGCCGATGCGCTGATGGTCAGGGCATTGGAGCCGACTGATGCGCTGATGGGCTGGATTTGCGTTCCACCGCCGCCAAGAGCAGCAATAGCCTGAGCAACACGAAGTGGAGACATTGACCGCAGCGCGGCTTCGGTGCCGGCTTCCATTTCGCCTTGAGATGCGGAGACTGTGGGGATGTCGGCGTCGTAGGCTTGGACATCTACTCCAATCTCAAGATTTACCGTAGTCTTAAACGTAGCCTCGTCTGCATCGTCCAGGATCGTCTTTGCGAAAGCCGATACACCAAGCGTTGTCAATTGGTCACTTGCCGTTGCATCATCAATCAGCGCCCTTCCTGCTGTAGTGATTGCCGACTCAGCAGCAGTATTCGCTGCTGTCGTATAGATCATCTTGTCAGCGGCAGTTCCGAGAGCCGCGATTGATGTCAAGAACGAGTCATATGCTTGGACAGCAACGCCAATATCACCAGAATCATGCTTTGTTGCAACAGCAACAGCCACAGCATCAAAATCAGCTTTGATTTCAGTTCCCTTGACCAACTTGGCCGGGTTCCCTGTGAGCAAAGCATCCTTTGCCGAGTAGTCAGTAATAACGATGTAATCACTCATTGGAGCCTCCCATCCTTCGTATATAGATCAATTCTCTGGATGGACAGATTGTAACCGCCAACCTGCGCTTCCACTCCGAACTGTAGAACCTTTCCTGCGCTTGATCCATTAACGGTCAAGGTGTTAATCGCCACATTCCCTGCGTACTCGGCTAAACCGTATTCAGCAGTTCCATACTCAGCAGGAGCGGAAACTCCAGAAAGAACCGTAGTCTGTGAATAGTAGGTTTGCATGAAGTCATAGGCCCACTTGAATACCACCGTCTGATTTGACAGTCCAATGAGCGTCAAGATGACTTTCTTGAGAATTGAAGTCTGAATAGGATTCCCGAAGTCAATCCATGTCGTGAAATAGGACATTCGGTAGTTAGAACCATTGTCGTAATACCCTGTATGACTTCCAAGGTATCCAGCTTTCCCCATGTAGAGAATCTTGTCACTTGTCTCGCAGAAGGCTTTTGGGTCAATGTTCGTCCATGTAGTAATTCTCGCTGATCCATCCTGTAATGGGGAACGGAGGTCAAAACAGTAGGTAACGGCAGAAGCCGGGAAGGTAATCAGATAGAACGAGTTGCTTGGAGAATAAACCGCCTTCACGTTTTCCAGAGATTCAAGTGCGGCGTACCCCTGAATATCCGAATGAACATTCTTGCTGAAATTCCGCATCGGAGCGGATTTCTCTTGGATCGTCCTTTGAACCGACCTTACGCCATCTCCTGACAGGAAGATAACATCCTCTCCCGTAGGCTGAATCGAGTCCCTGGCTATACATCCGATGTTCTCAAGGGAATCCTCAAGAATCATGCTCGATGGAGTATCGGCATCCTTGTAGATAAGCGTCTGCTTCTTCCCGAAGATGAACAGTCGGTTGTTGTGCGCCGCTAGACCGACAATTTCATCCCCGCCAATGGGCCAGATATTCCGAAGATTCAGTGACCCGGAAGTCCCGCCAGTCCAGATATGCGGCGTCAAAAGGTCAGAGAATACTAATGTTCCCTTGTCAGCAGTCGTATCCGCCGCCCATACCCGTCCGTAAGCACTGATGGCCGTATTGCATTGATATACAGTTCCGGCAGTACCCGCCTTCTCGTTCAGGCGACGGAACGTAGTCGTAGAGATAGCGGGATCGTAGATTAGCGGGTCGTATCCGCGCTGCCAGAACATCCCTACGCCGCTCAACTGGCAGAACTGCCAATTGTTTGCATTGATCGTGGGCGCTACTCCTCCACCGCCGTAGGTTAGCGTAACCAACGTGGTTCCACTCAACTTGAACAGGAACCCGCCACCAGCACACAGAGTAGTGGCAGTTCCATCGTTCTCAATCAATTCACCGATACAAGTGACGTTCGATGATGCAAGATCGGTATTCGCGGTGTTTGCAGTAGTCCATCCCTTGCGCGAAGCCACGCGCCCAGACTTGTCAATCACGCAATTGATAGCTTCAAGCGCGAAATTAGCCGACAGGTCGACCGGACTATCGGACGTATTAAGCCCGTAGAAGCCCGGTGCGCTTATCGAGAATGGGGTAATGTTCTCAGCCATTAGTTCGCCACGAAGGTATCGTATTCAGAGAAACGCTCTTTCTCAAGCGAGATATAGTCGCTCAGGACTGACTTAAACAGCCCGTATGCCTCTCCAGAGGTTAGCCCGCCATCTTCGCCCCTCTCAACGATTGCACGGGCGTATGCGCCTGCTACGACCGGCTCATAGGGTACGGTGATAACCGTGGCATCAGCAGCAAGAATCGCCTGCGGGACAACCATGTTGAACTTGAGCGCGGAAACACCTGATGGTGTCGGGTAAATCTCAACCTTGCTGTCCGTGCCGTCCGTTCCGTTCCATGCGTAATAGATCGGATTCCCTGTAGGTACAGTTGAGAGTTGCTGTTGATCCATAATCCACTGGATAGGTACGTTTCTGAGCTGGACAAGGTTCGTGGTGTCATTGACCGTTACATCCCTCTGACGAACGCCTGATCCTGTGACGGTGTAGTTGGAGGTTCCTCCGACAGTGTTCAGGGTTACGGTGGTGGCGAGCGAATCCCAATTCCAAGCATCCTCGACTTGGCGCTTGGCGTCGTTGATGTACCGGCCAATCAGCGTGGAGTAGGCATTGGTAGTGACGCTGGCTACGCTGGATTCGCGGAGGCGAGAGAGGACTTCGTTAACACATTCCAAATAGGTCATTGTTGTTGCTCCTGCGTAGTTCCTTCGTCCATGCCCTTATAAGACCTAGCGGCTCCAGATTTAACGTCTTGCATCAGCATATTGGCGAAATTCACACCAGTTCGCTTGCTGTATTCGGCCACATCATTCGCCATCTTCTGCATGTCGATTTTATCAACTCTAGGTTGAACCGCTTTGAACAATAGCGCCGCTTCCTTCGGATCAAGCAGAATGCGCTTCATGTCAGCATCCACCGAATCACTTACTCTGCGGTTAAGAAACTTGCTTGCCAGTGAAGTGAAAGCGTAAAAGTTACTCATCACCGGATTGGTGATTCTGGAAATGATCATCTCAGGCGGCGCACCAACCATTTCTTCAATGCGCGATTTCGGGATCATGCTCAGATTTGGAGACACCGCACTAGGGTCACGTGTAATCCGGTCAGCAACTACTGACAGTTGCTTGATCTTGTCGGCGTAAGTAGGGCCGAACACGCGATTGAAGGCCCGCGACTTCGTTCTGTCGTTAAGCAGTTCAAGTGGCTTACCAGATGAGAGCAGATCGTCAAGCATGAACGACCGGATTGCCTTCAGGTTGTCATGGTTCGCACCATGCTGCTTCATGAACTTCTCAGTGAAGTCTGCTGAACCGTACAGGCTATTCACGATGGACTGCGCGTTCTTGCCTTCAAGTTTAAGAATCCTGTCCTCTGCGGCTTTTACGAACTTGTCGCCCAAAGCAGCCTTTTGGTTCATCAACTCCTTTACGTCGCCGGATGCTTTGACCACACGGTCACGAACATCTGGCAGCATCGACAGAGCATCGTTCTTGTTCTTCAGCCACGCATTCACCCTGGCCGGATCAAGTACGCCATCCTTGACGGCGAAGTTGGTCAAGTCGCTGATGAAAGCCTGTTCAGCCAACTTCTTGCCATTCTCTCCGGTAGCGTCAATGAACTGAGTCAGCGTCGACTTGTTCTTCGTCAGCAAAGGAACTACGTTCTCGTCAAACTTTGCACGACCAATCATGTTGATCGTTTCTTCGTTGAACGGTAGTCCAACCTTTTGCAAGTAGGTCTGGTCTGCGAGTTTGTAGGCAGAAACGAAAGCAGGATCAAGCGTCGAAATGTGCTGATTCACCTTCGACTTCAATTCGTTCAGCAACCTGATTTCAGAGTCAGTCTTGGTCTTACGCAGTTGTGCGTTAACCTCGCGCTTCAGCGAATCCAAGTCCTCAACGGTTGCGCCCTTGAATGCCTCGCCCGTCTGTGATCCAAGTGGCTTTCCAGAAGCATCAACAAGATTCGCCCCTTCAACGGTTTGCGGCTTGAATCTGGATACGATCTTCCCGTAGATCGACGGGAAAGTTTTGAATATGTCGTTAGCCTTCTCGCCTGCAACGAACTGGTAGATGTCTCCAACAGACTCGCTTGGTAGATCAACACCTTTTTGCTTGGCTACATCGAAGGCATTGATGTATAGCGGAGCAACACTCGCCCTTGCTGCGGATTCTGCATCGTCAGTGACTTTGACAACCTGTGCGCCAAACTCAGCAGGATCAACGGTATCAAGGTTACGGCTTGCCTGCGTGATCTGACGGTCAATGGTCGCCTTCTTGCGACCAACCGCGCCGGTTACATCAACGTCTTTCACGTTGGCGGCAAGTACCGTATCAGCGGCAGAAGGCTGACCAAACATTTTTCCCGAACGACCACGCAATGCTTCCTTCGCTGCTTGGAACATTGAGTAATACTGTTCGCGGAATGCGGGGTCTTTTGCCGACAACTGCGCGATGTACTGGTTGATAACCGCGTTGTCCTTCAACACAGAACTGAGCGGAAGTTTCACTCCAGTAGATGCCTGTGCCGCCGCAGCATCCTCAAGCACTTTGACAAAGTTAGGATCAGACGCAGCAGCAGCTACAAACACGTTTTCAATGTGTCGGCCTGCTTCCCTAGCAATCTGGTCATCAGGTGCAACACCAGACAACTGTTGATAGATTTGGCGAACTTTCGGAGCGAGAGCAACGCCAGTTTCCTTCAGCATAGCGGCAGAACGTGGCAGAGAACCTGCGGCAACTGCGCCGGTAACGCCACCCGTCAAAGCACCACCGACACGACCAACCATAGCTCCAGTGTCGCCGCCAATCTTTCGTCCTGCGTATTCACCGGCAGTTCCACCGGCTTCCGCGCCAGTACCGGCAAACAGGTTCTCGGCAACGCGACCTATCGGCTTTGCAATTGGACCCATCATCCCGATTGCCTTGCTTCCAGGTAAAACGTAACTTGTCGGATCAGCGGCTGCTTCAACTCCGGTTGCTAGAATCTTCTGTCCGATGCCTTCAGGTTGAACGCCGGTTCCGCCAAGCATTCCAATGATCCCTTGCTCGGCTTCCTTAACGTATTGCTGCGCTCCGGTTTGCCCTGTTCCGGTGAAAGCCCCCTTGAATGCGCCGTAGACCTTTGACGGGAAACTAGCCACCCCCTTACGGGCGGCTTCGACAAGGTAACTACCTTTTGGCGTATCACCAGCGCCGACTTCTGGCGAGGCGAGTTCATCCAGTTCCGCATCCGTCAGCGGAACATCGCTTTTGTACTTCTGACCTTCAATGAGGTAAGTTGGCATGTCAATCTATCCGCTGAACCTTCTTGCCTGACTTCAGCGTTTTCGTTTCACCAGCTCCCATTCCAGACTTCCCCTCAAACTCAGGGAACGTCAGGAGGGTGTCAAGTGACTCCTTTTTAATCCCTGACATTTCGCCTACTTTTTTCATCCTAGTAAGTGCCGTCTGCCCCTTATTCGCCGCAACCTTCCTTGCAATTTCCAACGTCTTCAACATCTTCTGCTGAGTGTCAATGCTAGGCGTTCCAGTGAATAACGTTGATGTCGCATCAACAATCCCGCCAACCATTGAAGGGTCTGCCCCGGCAGCAACAACTTCAGCCCGCGAGATAGTTCCATCACTGAATGCCCTAGCCAACTGCTGCTTCGCCGCATTGAAAGACGAGTAATTTCCGGTCTTCATTGAGTTCTGCAAAGCAGCAGTTGCCATGTCAGCAGCAGTTACAGTTTCAAGGTGCGGCTTGATTGTTCCCTGAACAGATTGCTCAAACTTCGGAATATCAATGGCATTTTTCTCCCCCGGCATAACTACGGTTGTTCCGCCAGCAGCGCCAGCCTTCTTATGCGAAAGTAACCACTTGTCGTATGATTCAATGTCTGGATTTGCCGCCTTCGCCAAGACATATTCCTTGTACGAATTCGGGTTTTTTTCTTCATCGAACGCAACAAGATCAGCCGGGTTTCTGCTCGTCATGTAGGTTCGCAACGACTCCTGCGTGTATTTGCTCGGATCAATCTTTGCGAACGGACTAGCCTCCGCCCTAGCCTTATGCAACGCTGCCGCAGCCTGGGCATTCTCAAGGCCAATCTTCGCTTCCTCCATCTCCTGCTTCCGCGCCAGCATAATCAACTTCATCGCCGTCTGCTGATCGCCCATCTGTGCGAACTGCGCCGCCTTCGCCTTGAGTCCAACCGAGGTCGACATATCGCCGCCCATGCCCATAATCTCTTGCTGGCGTTTCGCCTGTGCGATAGCCGGATTCTCATAGCCAGCGGCTTCCATCCCCGCACCACCGAGCATTCCACCGGCACGGAACAAAGTCCCTGCGGCACGTTGGAAGGGGTCTTGTTGGGCGTAGGTGTCAGCAGTAGCACCTAGTTGCTGGTTCTGCTGCTGCTGTATCTGCCACGGTTGCGGCCCGAATAGGCTTGAAACGATGTCGGTAGGCATTAGAGTCTCGCCCCTGTAAATGGGTTGAACGCATACTGTTGCTGCTGTTGCTGGTTGTTGTAGTTCTGCACCTGATTAGCCGCACCGCTCAACATATTTCCCCACGGGCTGTACGCATTTGCCTGTTGAGTGGAGTTGTTTGCACTCAAACCACCCTGCATTAAGAGTCCAGCAGCACCGGAGTTCATGTTCATCTTCCCTAGATCAGCGCCGAGCGTCAAAGGCTGTTGCGCCAATCCTTCGATAGTCGTAGCACCTCCAAGAGCGGTCTTGTATGGATCGAATGCAGCGGTTTGCCCTGTGTACATCCCGCGAGTCAGGTCGCCGCCAGTGCCTACCATTCCAGCACCGAACTTGGCGTAGTCCATCCCGCCTTGAGTTGCCTGTGCAGCGAGGCCCAAGTCCTGTTGTCTCTGAGCGTTATACATCGCCTCAAGGCGAGGATTTGCAGCCCCCATCTGTCCGGTTGCTCCGGTAGCCAATCCGTAGGTTCCACGGTTGAACTCGCCGGTAAGCATGTTGCTTGCGTCCCTATCACGACCAGTGGCAAGTAGTGCCTGCTGATCCTGCATGTATTTCATCGCCTGCGCTTGCGGGTCTTGGGCAAGGTACTGGTTGCCAAGCGCCATAGCGCGTTGCCCAGCAGCGCCCATCGGAGCGAACTGAGAAGGGGCGTTCTGGTACTGACTGAGCATCTGATTGGACTGACCCAACAGAGCGTCTTGCTGTGCTTTGGCCCACGGTGCGGCGGAATAGTTAGCTCCGATTACATTGCCTTGAGCATCCTTTTGGAAGTTGGATGCACCGGCAAAGGTAGTCATTCCGTAAGGCTTGAACTTGGCAGCGTCAGCAGCAGTTTGCGCTGTTGCAAGATCGGATTGAGCCTTGATCTTTGCCGCGTCGACAGCAGCGTTCCCGGTTAGCGCACCACCAATAGCACCTAGGCCACCGGAGAGAAGTCGTCCGGCGAGCGAACCTCCAGTATCACCACCAAATAGGCTGTTAATTGCTTTTGTTGCGTTGTAAGCAGTCTTGACTCCACTCAACAATCCGCCGCTACCACCGGCGGCTACCGTTGCATCAGAAGCCAAGTATCCACCAATATCTTGCGGGGAGTATCCTGCATCAAGATAAGCCTGTTGCGCTTCAGCCGGTAGTTTCCCCCACAGCCCCATATCCCTTGCTTGATCTTGAAGCAAGGATGAGCCAATTTGATTCGGCTGATAACCTGCGTCAAGATAAGCCTGCTGCGCCTCGTAGGGAAGACCTTGGAACGCCGACATGTACGATGAATCTTGAGCCAGCGCCGTACCAACATCCAGAGGACTATACCCTGCGGCAAAATATGCGTTCTGCGCTTCCAACGGAAGGCTTGTGAATGCCTCCATTGCAGAAGCAGAATCTATTGGAACATCAAACCAACCCCCCGCTCCGCTAAGTCCAATGGCACCACCTATTGCCTGTAATGGATTCCCGTTTATGATTCCAGATGCTACGTTCATGCCAGCAACAAACGGAGCGAGTGGAGGGAAGACTGCCGCAGCAACTGTTGATATGATCGGGTTACTGACTACTGCATCAACAACGCCTCCAACAGCATCGCCAATGCCGCCTACAATATCACCAACAAAATCCCGCTTTTCCCCGTACCGGAAAGGATCACCAAAAGGAATTTCAAGGTGCGCGCAGTTTCTTTTTACGTCGCTTCTAGTCAGGCGCATCTTTCGCTCCTATGAACAAACCATACGTGGGTATTGGTCGTTCTATCAATGCTGAATCCAATCTTTTCAACAAATGATATGGCGCGCGTATCCCCATGCTTGATAGGTGCATATATCTCGTTAAATAACTTGTGGACTCTAGATAAAATGTTTTGACACTCTCTCAGCAATTTTCGCCCAGATAAAGATTTCTGCGGTGCAAGAATGTGCATCACATTACCCCTGCGAACTGCGTATCCATTTGTAATATCGAATACTGCGTCACACCTTTCAAGATATTCACTAACCTGATGTTCAGTTAAGTTGAATGTATCAAGAACTGATTTTGGGATCACTTTGGATCATCCCTAATAAGCCCCTTGTCAAGAAGCATCTTCAGATGTTCGTTCGTGTTCTTCTTGAATTGCCCGTTCTCAATAAACCCAACCAATCGACCTTGCTTGTCTGCAACCATGTTTCCATCCGCTGAAACATAGTATTTCTCTCCCCTTACTTCTGCTTCTCCATTAGCTACGCTAACCTTTTCGCCAGCTACATCAACCTCTCCGCTGTAGCTGGCTGGAGATTTAGGTTGTTGAGACATCATTCCTTGTTCCATATCAAATCTCCGTCACTTCTTCTTTGCGCGGACGACCTGGCTTACGTTTCAGCACTTCCGCTTCGGCGGCTTGCGGGACTTGGACGGCTTCATCGGCATTGGCATTGGTTTCATGGATCACCTCCTCATAGGATTCATTGGAACGGGTTGAACGAATGTCGTCCTCGTTGGAGAACGACACTACGTTGCCACTTCTGATACACCGGAATTGACTAGCCACCCTGAACCACCGCA